CTACGCTTTAATAGGTTGACCAGCTCAATTAAATCATTTCCCGTTGACTGGTCTGCAACAAGATCATTCAATTCAATACTCAAAGGGTGTACCCTCCATAAATAATTCCATCCCCACGCAGTAGGTTATCTCTCAAGAACCATCTGAAGTCTGTACCTTCAGAAGCCTCACCTGTGCCCCACTCTTCTTCAAAGTCCCAAACTCCCGAATAATCCCAAACACCATTCTTCCATATGCCAACTGTCTGCGCTATTTGTCCAGTGTTCAAGGAGAGAGGTAGTTCTGAAACGCCAACAATTTCACCTGTTTCAATACTATAAGTGAAGTTGCAGGTATAAACTCTTTCGGGGGATACCGATGAAGTAAAGTTGATTAGTCTGACAATACCTTGAGTTAATTCAATTTCGTATTTAAGGGACTCATCCAGTAAATCCTTAGTGCCTTTCTGAAATATAATATTATCGTCAAGAGCTCCATAGTTGATGTTGGTGAACAGGGTTCCCTTAAAAGTTTTTAATCTGTTTATCAGTCTTTGATGTGTTAGAGTTGCTAAATCTGCTATAAGGACTACATCACCATTGACAATATCAACATTGCCTTGTGAGTCTAATAATATGTCTGTCATTTTGTTTTACTCACTTCTGATAATATAGGTCTTGGTGTTGGTGAGGGTGTGTATCCTGTAGTCTGCCAATCAATAGGGAGGGGTGTAGAAGCATCAACACTTTTAATCCTTGTTGCTAATTCGGTAAGATAATCCAGTAACACCCCACCAAGAGCCAATTGCTCCACTGCCCCTTCCCCCAGTTCAATAGTCCCATCCTGAAGTATCCTGATTTCAGTAGCTCCAGAGCTAATCCTAACCGCCTCAGAGTCGATTTCTAGGCTAGGCTGTAGGGTAGTATATGCTAAGGTGGCAAAAGCGTCTGGTAGAGCGTGGAGACGCCTTACATAAGGTGTATTAGGCTTATCTCCGGCGCTATCTTTCCAGTTAGCTGCACAACGCATACTGAAGTGCAACATGACCTCATCACCTTCTTTTACTGGAAACGTGATTGAGCACCCATTACCACCGGGCCACATAACAGGAATATCTTCGATAATGTCCTCCTCAAATGCTCTACCTACAGAATCAATATCATTGATTCCCGGCTGCACATCAACAACTACAGCACCATTGAGTGTTTTAACTCGTGTGATATATCCCGGAAGACATGTATACAGTTGGGATAATTTTGAATCTATGTGATTCCTAATCAGAGAGGATAATCCGACCATAGTTCCCCCAATTTATATGTTTTGATTTAAAGATAATGAACCCGCTTTATTACAAGTGACAGTAGTTTGCCAAGGCCCATCTTGCCAATTCAAATCTATTTCGATTGACGTTGGTTTATAAAAACCTTGATACTTACCGTAAGTTATTTGAAAAATACTCTCAGGGCGTATATCAGCATTAAAGAATGTGGTGAACTTAACTCCTAACTCTTTACTTGTCACTGTCTGAACAGAAGATTTATTACTTGAGTCAGTTGCAGGCTTGATTTTATCAATAATAGTCTCTGGTTCGACTCGGAACACATCTACAGCTCTTTCGACTTCACGAGGTTGGACAAACAACTTACCATTTGAAATGAACCAAACAAAACCCACCATATTACAGAACTCTGTCATAGCGTCTTTTAATGATGAGTTCTTAACATAGGTTTCAGGTAATACTCTTAACAACAAGTTTTGTTCAACATCTGTGAAAGCTCCGAGAGGAATACCATTCTCTTTGAACTTATTTATCAGCAAGTTCAATACTTCAATCATAGAGGTATTCCGATATATTTTAACTTTAACTCTCACAGAATCTGTAACATTCCTACCTTCCTGACATAAGATAGTTGTTACTGAAGAGCCTGATTCAGTTGTAGTAGAAACATTCAGGATATTCCCGATGAACACAGTCTTAATAGCAGGCTCATTTTCATACCCCGCATTAAGTAACACGGTTGACTTGTCTTTTATCCTACTGAGAGTATCATCAGACAGATTGTACAACTTAATCTCGCACTGGTTATCTCCACCACTGGAAGTGGATTGACCATACTTGATATTTGCAACCATCTGAATAGGGTTAGTGATTTTAACTGCTAGTGGGTCTATCGTCCGATAATCAATGTATCCACTAGTCAAACTACTACGGGTAATCATGGGAGATAAGTAAAGAGAGGATACTTGAGCGTCCTCCCCTAAATGATATTCAATCAGATAATCAGGAGGACTGATATACAGTTCATACTTGTGACCGAAGACTTCAACCATTTAACTCCTCTCTTGATACATAAAGTAGTTCATAAGCCTTGCCATTCCCGAAATTGTCACGACCTAGAGGCTCATCTGTTTGTTTCATTTTGAAAACTACCAATTCCCCATGATCAAAATCCAGAAGTGCATACTTCTTCAATAAAGGAACACCCTCGACCATCTTCAACCCAGTTACCACTTTTTGATTATTGTAATAAATATCTAAGTAGTAGCTAGGATTTTTGATTCTTGAAATATAATAGAACTTGAATTGGTAGGACAATCCACCAAGGGTCACAGGAACAATACTATTAGGAGTATCAGGGACATTTATTTTTAACATTGATTATCCTCCTAAGAACCCATCTAAGAATGAGAAAAGATAGGCTGCGAATCCAGTAGCATCGTTTGAAACTACAGAGTCTCTTAGTTTTTTCTTTTCCACCTCAGTCGTGCCGACAGTTCCCCCTGCTCCACTTGACTCCGCAGCGACAGAATCTTCAAACTCTTTAAGTGCTACAGGAGCTTGTGTTAAGCTCACAGTTTTGGCAACACGAATTACTTCTATGGTCATAGAGAATTCTACGCTAGAAGCCCCAGTTTCCAATGACTGTTTCATGTTCAAAGAAGTGAAAAGACAAGAGTTCATAGGTTCAACATAATCAGAAAATCTGAGAATGAAATATTTACCACTCTTTTTTAATGCACGAATAGCATCTGTAAACTCTTGTATGTCTGTACTGAACTCAGTATTCTTAACAAACTTAGCTTCACCAATACTACCATTTAATGTGATAATATCATTGCGTTGTGAGTAATGGTCTGTTGAATCAAAACCATCCTCTGTAGCGTAAGTTGTAGCTGTTCCAGACATCTGATAATTAACATCGAAAACAGCGTCAAGATAATACCTATCATTTCCAGATTGAATATAAATATAAGACATTTATTACTCCACGCTGTTATTAAATATCAACTGCTTTCTAAGCTCTTCACCAACTTTCTTAGCGAGGTCTTCAGAGTTGTAATTACCCGGAGGGATGTTGACATTGATTTCACCAACACTGGTCGTGGTAGTTACTTGACTCTGGTTGCTAGGTAGTACAGAACTTACCCCAACACCAGCTATGCCAATACCTGTCATACCTAAGTAGGTTTTGCCAGCCTTAGTCAACATAGAATCCCCTTCTCCGAATGCCAAAGGGTTCTTCTTGTTTATTGAATTAACTTTGTCTGCAACTTTAGAGGTTTTGTTCAGAACCCCATCTAATCTTACACCGAATAAGTTCATAATAAACTTTCCGATTTTACCTAGCATCCCTCCAAAAAACCTAAGCAGTTTGAAGAGTCCAGTAATCCTTCCAACTAAAAGAGCAAGACCTATGTTTATTAACCACTTGAGGAAACCACCACCTTCCATATTGGAAAGCTCATCATTCAGTTTCTCAAGTAATGCAAAAGGTAGTAACAGCCAAGCATATAAAGTTTTAATCGTGGAGAGAACAGCATTAAGTGCTTCATTACTTTCCCATGCAGAACCTGTCATCATTTCAAACAGACTAGCGACAGGTCTCACTA